TTTGAGTTGTTCGCTTTTTCCGGCAGGGGGGTATGGTTTTTCTTTTTAGGGGTACCGGGGTGTTCGCTTTTTCCGGCAGGGGGGGTATGGGGGTTTAGGGGGGTCGGCGGGGCGGGGGTTAATTATACCCTCATACATAGAAAGTACAAAATCCCCACATTTTTAGTAACCCAAGCTACAAGACCCCATAAAACCTAAATCCCCTCATTTTTAGTAGCCCAAACAACAGAGTCCTCTACTTTTCCCGCAGTCTGTGATAGTCTACCAAAAACCTAAAAAAGTAGAACGCTGTGCTGAAAGAGATCGTAGATACATATAAGAAGGCTGCTTTGAAACTGTCTAAATTATTTAGGTAATACGCTATTCCGAACTTATTACGCCCAGCCTAACTTTTTTAGTTGCTTTTTCCATCGCGGTGTCCTACGCTGTAAACCATGGACGACTCTAGCCTTTACTCAATACTCGATGACGCTCTAGACCTCCTGCCCGAGGCTTGGGAAGACTCTTCTTCTGACACTGCACCGGCTTCTCCTCTGGTTCTACATACAGACGAACCTCCTAAGTCCTCGGGCTTTTCACTCCCCAAACGTTTTCACTCCCCGCTACATGAGGGCTCCCCCCTCCATGCCGAATCAGCACCCAGCACGACCAATCAATGGGACCCGAGACTTATTATGGACCTAGCCGTTGGCGTTGAAGGGATAGATGAGATACTCCCAAGATACAACCTCACTGAAGACGACTTTCTGGCTCTATCAGAGAACCGGGTCTTTAAGCAGGACTTGGGCATGGCCATCAGAGACGTAAAGGAGAACGGCCTAACGTTTAAGACACGGGCGAGAGTCCAGGCTGAGGCGTACCTCGAGGTGCTCGATGGGATTATCTACGCAGACGCAACTCCGGCATCAACAAGACTCGAAGCGATTAAGTCGACTGTGCGCTGGGGGGGACTTGACGAAGCTGCTAAGACAGAAGAGAGCATGAACAATACGCAGATCAACGTAAATATTTCATTTTAATAAGGAAAAATAATGGGTTATATAATTGCTAAGACCACCGCAGCAGTCACCTCAGAAGCCATAGACTTAACTCATGGCCCGTTCCCAAAAACAATCTTCGTGGCAGGAACTCTCGTTGCAGAAGAGATTGATGTGTATGTGGTCGACACCGAGCCGTCAACGCCTGTCTTGGCTCCTCTCTACGACCCGGACGGAGCGGCGGTAACCCTGACAGTGTCCTCACAACCCCTGACCATTCCAGGTCCGGTCTGGCTATCTTTCGACAAACCGATCACCGCCAACGCTGTAGGCATCCGGCTCCAAGAGATAGAGATATAACTCACCATGGCTGACATATTCTATAACCCGTTCCGCGACATCTTCGCAACAGGAGCGTTTAATAATGTATTCACAGCCGGGTCAACTAGACTACCTAACCGCGCCGACCTTATTATGTATGCCAAGGCGCCAAGCCTGGTGGATAGTATCGGCGTATCCGGCGTGACAAAACTCAAAAACTCGCTAGATGGTACGGACGGTTTTACGGTCTATGGCTATGCCGCTGATCTTGTTGGCACCGAGGTGTTTACCTGTGCCTCGATAACTGGGGCGACTGTAACCGGTCAATCAGGCACCGCTGTAGTTGCTGTTGGCTCCGGCCAATTAACTGTTACAACCCCTGGGACGCTGGCGTGGTTTACCCTGGACTCCGGGGAGAAGTATGTCTTGCAGTCCGGCCCGGACTACGATCAGGATACTTTTTTTGATATCAACGGAATCGGCGACAACCTGGTTTTGAACGAGGGGACAGGTACAGTACCTCTCTGCACCGCCGAGGTTGAGGGTAGTTTGCTGCTGGCTTATGGCTTTGATGATAGAACTCCAATCGGAGCAGAGCTTGCGTATGATTCTGATTTTGATGGCCTGGTAAGTGGGGCATACTACTGGAGGTTGAGTGAGGGGTGCTCTATAGCTGACGGAGAGGTAACTATTCAGCAGGTGGATACAGAGAATCAGTATATTTCTGATGGGTATGCCAATATAGACCTTGGCGATTGGCACAGGGTAATAATTGATGTCACTGAGCTTTCCCCTGGCGGGATATTTGCCCTGTGTGATGGCTCTGGGGGCAACTTCGCGATCGACGTCCCTGTTATTGACAAAGTCGGCATCTATGCCGTAGATATCTACGGCTCTGCTTCTGTGGTAAACATAGGGGTTAAGCGCTATCCCGATACCCCGGCAGGGTCAAAGATTGTCCTTAACTCATTCTCCCTTTTTAAGCTATTGGATGCTGCTGTCCCCACCAATCCCGCTACGGGCCTAAGTGTATCAAGTGGATTAGCCCCCGCAATCTCTGCCTTTGGTTTACATAATTGCCCCATACTGCTTGCAGCAATACCAGTTGCAGGCTGGTTCGATTCGGACACCAGATATGGCACTGGACAATATTTTGAAGTGGACACCACCCCCAAGATAGTGGCCACGGCAAACGTGGAGGAAAACTTCGAGAATGCAGAGTTTTTCGACAATAACAAGATACTCATTTACGCATCCGAGCAGGATTATATAACCGCTGGCAAAATATCAAAATACTTAAAATCACCCGAAACGCTGTTTTATATACCAAGGGTGTCCGCCGTAGCTGACCCTACCTCGGTGCGCATCGGTTTCCTGGCCGACACCCATTATCGTACTGACGCCGAAGCCGATCAAGGGCCTATCCCAACCAGAAACGCTCTGTTGGTAATGGACATTGCTGGAGTAAACGGGGTTACCCATTTGGGAGATATATATCACGGCTCATACACATGGTACACCGACGAGCAGGCGCAGACTGACATAGAGACATACGAAAGATTGTTTCGAGGGATGAGCAGCGACAATGTGCTGTTCGTGACCGGTAACCATGACGCCAATGTGGCTGGAAGCTATACGCCGCTATGGACGTATTCTGCATATGCTGCAAAAAACCGAGTTATAACTGTTGGAAACTACGATTTCATTAGTTTATTTGATGTCAATGGAGCATCGGCCCCCTATGCATCTGACGCCGAGTCGACCACTTTTCTCACTGACGCCCTAGCTGCTTCGCTATCCAATAACAGGGGGGCCTTTGTCTGTGTCCATGCGCCGTTAAAGCTGACCGGGATAGCCACCGAAACTCTAGCTGAAATAATCACTATCCTTTCTGATGCTATATCCGCAGGGACCAAGGTTAGGGGTATTTTTGCCGGACATATCCATGTTTGGGAGAGTATCTCTGATTTCGAGAATCTGTTGATACCCATGATAACCATTGAGTCGGTGAGTTACCAAGGATCGCACTATTATTTAGACGTGGAGCCTGAGAGCTTTGTGGTGACCAAGGTAGCCGATGGAGCCGAAACGGCCATGGGAAGCTATCATGTTATCGATACGACAAATCTAATTGATGACGGTGATTTTGCCACAGCAGGTCAGTGGGTCGGTGATGGTGGTTGGGAGGTAACTGGCGGTGTCGCCTGGGCGCATAATTTTACAGCTAGTTATAAACGGTTGTCTAGACCGTTTACTTTTGAGCTTGGCGAAACTTACAGAATTTCTGGGGTCTGCACAGAGTATAGTGGTACGGGTCAAGCGTATCTCCGTAAGCCCAGAGACGTATCAATTCCTGACTCGCAGTTTAATATCAGCGGTACAGGAGAGTTTCATTTCACTGTGACAATTGGCAGCGACAATGACGAGATTGCCTTTGCCAATAATAGCACAGGCGTCGACCTGAAGATCGATGATATTGTCGTTTTGAAACTGAGCTAGGTGAAAGATATGAAACTACTATCTTGCAAACTTGGAGTAAGCCTAGAATGAGCTTAATAAACCGATCTATAGGCGGATATAGTGAGTAAAAAATACCTATTAGACGAAGCCGGAAAGACGGTAGGAGTACAGACTCCATTATCAACAAATGGTGACAGTGTCTATGCCAAGGACATCTGGGTATCTGAGTCCGTTACAACTAATTGGGCAGACCTGGACAGCTCTGGAGCTGAGATTGCGCATATCCCATTCAGTAATCTTCATACCAGGATACAAAATACAACCAGCGATAACCCTAAAACTTTATTAATCCACTTCAATCGAACTATAGAAACCGCAACAGCTTCATTAAGCTGTGCTGTAGGTGGGTCATTCTCAAACATCAAACTATATGCAATAAAAGCGGATGACAGCGAAGTTGTTGTTTATGATGGGTCTTTGACTAGTACAGTCATTACTACACTCGATATTAAGTTTGACGAACAAGAAATGGCAGGGGTTAAGCTTGAGTTCCATACCGCTAATACCATAACATTGTCCAGTATAACAGTATTTAAATCAATCGAAGTCAATGCAACACTTCGAGCAAAATCAATATTAACCAATGCAGTTGAGGCTATTACATCGGCACGTGGTTCGCTAAACACTAACCCAACTAGTCAGTTTAAGTTAGAAATTGCATTAGGCCATATTCCAGGATTATCTTTCGCGGTACTGTCCGGGGTAAATGAAACAGTTACCGCAACCGAGACAACAGTAAACCCTCCTGGATTTGTATACCCGTTTCTTTTAGCCGAAGGCCCACTTACTGTTAAAAGTACCAGCGGAAATGACATTGTTGGTGGTACTGGGGCAAATTACGTATTTATAAATGGTCTAGATTTTAGCCGCAACCCGATTACAGAAACCGTTGCAATGAACGGAACTGTCGGTACAGTAACTACTAAAAACTTTTTCAGAGTTCAGCCGTTTCCGCAAGTTGTCCTTCCAATAGGGTCTGGGAAGAAAAATGCTGGAATAATAAGCATAACAAGCGGAACTAGTATACTTGGGCAAATCGCTGCTGGTGAAAATATAGGCAAACAGACTGTTTATACTGTCCCACTTGGGTTTTCAGCTATATCAACAAATCAACTATTTACTGGCGGCGGTGGCAATGAGGTTTTGTTTACGGATTGGGTTGATTTTGGCGGTGTAGGAATAATGTATGATTTTGGGGGCTTCTTTGTCGCAAACAGCCTGGTCAATTTTGTTCCAGAAAACTTTTTTATTATCCCGGAAAAGTCAGATATAGATATACGCGCAAAACGTTCGGTGGGCACGACGGCTACAGCAACAGTATTTTACGAAATCTTGTTGGTAGATAATGCGTTGCTTTAGAAAAAATACCATTTCTGAAAAGGGGTTTAAATTATGAGATGTGAAAATTGCGGTTGTATTATAGAGGGAAAGCGTTGCCAATGGTGCGAATGGCGTGACGAATGAGAATAACTAATCAGCCCAGAGGCTAAAAAATGATACTGGAAACACTACTAGGCAGCCTAGGCGGCGGAATCCTGCGCATGGTCCCGGAAGTCCTTAATTGGCTGGATCGGAACAATGCCAGAAAGCACGAGCTGGCCATGCAGGACAAGGCCTTGGCCTTTGAGACATTGCGGGGCAGTCAGAGAATGGATGAGATCGGTGCGCAAAACCAGATGGCACTTGATACCGGGGGCCTTGCAGCCTTGCTTGAGGGGGTTAAGGGCCAAGGTAAAATCACCGGCGTGAAGTGGGTCGATGCGGTAAATGCTACGATCCGGCCATTTCTCACCTACTGGTGGTGCGTGGTGCTGATGACTGTTGCCAAGGTAAGTCAGTTTATCTTAATGAAGGGCCACGGTATGGCCAATGCCGAGGCGATCAATCTACTCTGGGGAGTCAATGAAATGGCCTTGGTCGCCGGGATCATGAATTTCTGGTTTTTGGATCGAGTCATTAGGAAAAACAGAGAATGATACCCAAACAAGCCATAGATATTGCCAAGCGTTTCGAGGGATTTTCCCCCGTGCCTTACATCTGTCCGGCAGGATTTTGGACTATCGGCTACGGCCACCTCTGCAAAAAAACGCACGGGCCAATAGACGAGCTGCAGGGGGATCTTTATTTGCAAGACGACATGGCCGGGGCCTACAAAGCGGTACTTCGCTATTGTCCTGTAGAAATGTCCGAACAGCGCATGGCGGCATTGGTGGATTTTACTTTTAACCTGGGCTCAGGCCGCCTTCAGACTAGCACCCTCCGGCGGCGGGTAAATGAGGGGAACTGGTCTGAAGCGGTGAATGAGATCAAGAGGTGGGTTTACGGAGGTGGTAGGGTATTACCAGGTCTGGTTATTCGCAGAGAGGTTGAAGCTGCTTTATTACGTAGTTGTTAGATAAATGGGTGGGGAATAAATATGTGGATGTCTCTCAGTATAGTATCGATTATAGTCGGCGTATGCGCTATTTACTACGCCGTTCGTTTAGACAGCGGGTATAAGAATTACGATATGCTAGTTTGGAGCGGTATCGGGAGTATAGGCGTAGCGTGCGGAGCGATTAGTCTCCTCTTAAGATTAATGCTCTCGGGGTCATAACCGGTACAGAATTAGTAACTGACGCCAGGTAAGTTCAGGAGATATTGTCGTGGGGATAAGCACAGAAGAGGCAGGGCTGTTTTTTACATTTTGCATGAAGGTCCTATTGGTGTTCCTTTCATTTGTTGGTGGTGTTGTCACTACGACATGGGCTGTAGCTACGAAAATCCAAGTGCTATACGACAAGGTATTGGGGCTCGATGTGAGAATGGCTGCTGTTGAGAAGCAACAGAGCGAAGAGAACAGGAAGATCCAAACCAGTCTTACCCGTCTGCATGAGAGGATTGATGTTGTTTTGCTTTCGCGGAAGAAATAATGAGGTTTCGCAGGGGGTGAATAAAACTCAATGGAGGGCATATGTACAGATTATGGATCGAAACTAGACTATGTAAAGGATTCGCTAATTGTCAAAAATGTGAGGCCGCCCTCCCAGGATTCACCAAAACGATCGAAGGGGTGTTCATCAGCAAAAGTAATCCAGCTGTAGTGGAACGAGTAGCTAAGGCCAAATTTACTCAAGACCAGTGCCCAGTGGATGCGATCAGGTTCAGAGAGGCATAAGACGTGACTTCTATTGAGCGCATAGAGCAGTTGTTGGCCGCAGAGGAACATCGCTCAGACAAGGATGCAGCCGGTATAATAGTAGCTCAGAGAGTGGACGCCTCAGTAAGAAGGAAAGCCATCGAAGAGTGTTTGCGAATCTTAAAATCAGAAGAGACAAAGGTAAAAGCGTAGATGGCTCCCATTGATTTCAACTATAAAGCCTCTGCCACAGTATCCAAGTTTATGCGATCAGACGCGTTCCATCGGGCTATTATGGGGCCTATTGGGTCGGGTAAGTCAGTTGGCATGTGCATAGAAATTCTTCGTAGATGCTTAGAGATGCCAGCATGGAATGACGGGAAGAGATCATCAAGGTGGGCCATAGTACGAAATACCAACAAGCAATTACGTGATACGACTCTCGCCACATGGCTGCACTGGATGCGAAAGCTCGGAACATGGCACGAAACAAAGATGACCTTCAGGCTCAGATTTGGTGAGGTAGATGCGGAGATTTTATTCCTCCCACTAGATACAGAAGACGATAGAGGTAGGGTACTCAGTTTGGAGTTAACCGGGTGTTTCATAAATGAATTTAGGGAGGTGCCTGTACCCCTTTATGCAGATATTAAAGGACGACTTCGCAGATATCCGAACCCTGTAGAGGTCCCTAATGCGTGGTACGGACTTATCATGGATACCAACCCGCCAGAGATAGGCAGCCTAGCGTATAAGATGATGGAGCATCTCCCGCAGGAAGAAGGGAATGAGAACAGTATCATCGAAGTAGACACGTTCAGTCAGCCGTCGGGGGTATCTCCAGAAGCAGAAAACACGGACCACCTCCACCCAGATTACTACACAGACCTCACTAAGGGGCAGACCAAAGCATGGGTAGATACTTACATCCACGGCGTCTACTCACCGAGTCAATCAGGTAAGCCTGTTTATCATACAGTATTCAAACCGGAACAACACGTATCACCAGTACCTCTCAAAATAGATCCGGAACTACCTGTTATCATCTCTTTCGACTGCGGATTAACGCCAGCAGCGACTTTCAAACAGATGGACTTAAACGGAAGAGTGCGAGTGCTCAGGGAAGCAGTGGCGTTCGACATGGGTATGAAGAGGTTCAGCAAAAACAAGCTCCGACCGATAATCAAGAACTTCTTCCCAAACAACCCGCTTATATTTATTGGTGATCCTGCGGGTAAGCGTCGAGCGGACTCGGATGAGTCAAGTGCGTTCAGTGCGCTAAAGGACGATTACGACGAGGAAGGCGCCATCGTTAAGGGGGCATCGACCAATGACCCGAAGGTAAGGATTGAAGCGACAGAGCAGATGCTCAGTAACTTCCCTGAGGGGGAGCCGTTGATGATCATCGACCCGTCTTGTAAATGGTATATCGATGCCTTGAGGAGTAAATACCAATACCCAAAACAGAAATCTACAGGGACCTTCTCGGACAGCCCACTTAAGAACGAGTGGAGCCATATTGCAGAAGCAGGCCAGTACGGGGACTTATATTTACTATCTGGAAAGTATGACCCTGCAGACCATGTTCGAGTAGAAACAGATATCTTTAACCAATTCACAACGTATAAACCGGCTCAGCGGGAAGGATACTAATGAACACTACGTCAGAAGAACTTATCAAACTCGGCAGCTACTTAAAAGGGCAGCTCACACAGTTTACCAATGATAGAAACCTCTGGGAGCTTCAGGCACTGAAAAACCTGCGGCAGTACCTGGGGCAGTATGACCCGGAAGTATTGGCACTCATACCAGAGGAGAGATCTCACGTCTACCCAAGAGACACCCGTGTAAAGGTCAAGGGTGGAGTAGCTAAAATGATGGAGATGATGTTTCCATCCCAGGAGAAGAACTGGGAGTTGTCCATCTCGCCGTTCCCATCCATACCGCAGAGAGCTATCTCCGAGATAATAAACGCTCTACAGCAGCAAGAGATGGCAGCTGCGCAGCAGGAGCAGCGGCAGCCACGACCTACTACCAGCGACGACATTGAACGAGAGGTCAAGGCGTTTGCAGCGAAGCGCATGGAAAAAATGGAGAAAGAGATTCACGACCAACTCTCAGACCCCGGTATTGACTACCCACAGCTGTGCAAACGAGTAGTCCGGAGCGGATATATCTACGGGTATGGCGTAGCGCGGTCCCCTCAAGTGCGGTCGCAGACAGAGAGAGTCTGGGAACCTGACCCGCAGACAGGGAGTTTTGCTGCTAAGACCAAGTCACTGAGGAGACCATATCCTGAGTATGTGCGAGTATGGGACCTATACCCTGATTTGTCAGCAAAAGCCTGGGAGGATCAGGAGTTGATTTTTGAGCGGGTTATTTTAACTCGCCACGCGCTTAGAAAACTTGCTGACCGAGACGACTTTGATTCTACGGCAATCAAGAACTATTTAAAGGATAAGCCTGCTGGCAACTATATGGCTAAGTCGTATGAGGCTGAGCTACAAGTGATTGCCAAGACCAGTAATCTTGCAGACAGGACGGCGAGGAGGTATGAAGTTTACCGAGCGCTTGGTTTTGTATCGGCCCACACGTTGCAAGCTGCTGGTGTGGAGGTAAAGGAAGATGAACTAGACCAGGACATCCTAGCCGACCTATGGATAATTGACGATGTGGTTATCAAGGCCGAGAAAGCCGTTTTTGGCGACCGACCGTCAGATCAGTACCATGCGTTTATATACACCGAAGATGAGGACTCCGGACTGACGGGGATCGGTCTACCAGAAGAAGTTAGGGACTCACAACTCTCTGTAAGTGCTACGACGAGGATGCTGATGGATAACGCTGCAGCAACTGCTGGGCCTATCATTGAAGTGAACACATCGTTGTTGCCTAGAGGCCGCAAAACTATTGGCCCTCTACACGCTTTCAAGGTTATCCACCGGGAGGGTGACGGACCAGAGGCGCAGTACCCGGCAGTAAGGGATATAGCCACACAATCGCATATAGGAGAACTTCTTTCGATACTCACGATGCAGAGACAGCAGCTCGACATCGAAAGCAACCTTCCTGCGATTTTGTTTGGGAGCACTCAGCAGCCGCTTGGCGAGGCGTTTAGAACCAGCAGCAATATGAGCATGATGACCGGTGCGGCCAACATGGTGACGAAAGATACCGTTAGGGCTTTTGATAAGTTCACCTCATCGCTCATCGGGTCTTTACTCAACTGGAATACTGAGTTCAACCCGGACGAGTCTCTGAAAGGAGATTACCAGGTTGTAGCCAAGGGGAACTTATCTTTGGTGTCTAAAGAGGTACGCGGCGCAGCTCTTGA